ATGTTATCGCCTCGCTATCGCCTGCAAGTGTTGCCCGATTGCCGCTGCCGATTGTTTCGGCGTCAGTTTGCCGCCGTTCGATGGTGCCAGCCACGGGGCGAAATCAGCAGCCCGCATTTCGGCACCGACAAAACCCGCCAGCAGTTCCCCTATTCGTGCAAGAATAATCTCACATCCCCGGTTGCCGACTGGCTCGACACAATCAACAGCCTGCCAGTGTTGCCACTGCTCAGGCGTCATTGTGTCCAGCATTGCTTCCGGGTCTGTAAACCCCAACACCGCCGCCAGCCTTGCAGCCAGTAGCCGTGCGGGGTCGCGTTTTAGTTTCCCACCGTTTCTTCGATGTCGGTCTTCGACATTCCAGACAACCGCTGAGCCACGTTGACAATGCGTTCCAGCACGTCTGCACGCTTGGTTGCCAATGTGGCAATATCTTCAGACGTGAAGATTGGCTGCCCGCTGTCGTCGCGGCAGCACGCCACAACCAGACGCTCCCGGAACTCCTGAATGCGTGCGTCGACTGTTGCCCCGGATTTATTGGTAAAGCTCCGCTCAAACCGCGTCCGCTCGCCTGCGGTCATGCCCCACACTGGCACCACGTAACCTTCGCCCAGTTCAGGTAACGGCACGTCCTCGCGTGGTCGCTCCTGCAGTCCGTTGATAAACGCCGCCCGGTCAATCACTGTCCTCGTCATCAGATCCCCCAATCTTGTTTCCGTTCTCGTCGTACCCCTCAAACTCACCAGCCCGATACGCCTCGCGGTCTTCGGGCTCAATTCCTTTCGCCAGCATTTCCCGGCTCAGCAGCACCTGCTGCCGGTTGTTTTGCCAGCCCTTGCACGCTCGCTCTGCCTCATCGTCTGCAGGCTCTGCATCGCCATTGCCAACGAGCAGCACGGCTGCCCGTTCTGGCACGTCAATAATTGCACCACGCAACCAGAAACGTCTGCCGCTTTGCTCCGTCATCTGTTCAGAATCAGGAGCACTGGCGGCAACGCCGAGATCATCACGTATCAACCGAATCTGCATTGGTCAGCCAATCAGGTTGAGTAGGCAAACAACTGGTCAAGCTTGAGCGAAACGTCTGCTTTCAGACCGTCATTCATCGCGCCCGTGAAGCTGAAACCAACACCGGCAGATGTGAAAGTGCAATTGGTGGTGTCTGCGAAAGTGCAGTCCCAATTGCAGGCGGCCGGAGTTGTAACGAGGTCAGTGATTGCCTGATGCCCAGCAAGCCCCGGGTCATAGAAAATGGAGAAGTCAAAACTGCCGCCCTCGCTGTAGCCGGTCGGCTCGTACTCCTTCCCTGCACCGCTTGTATCAATCGTGGTGGCGTCGAATGTTTCCGACTCTGCGCCACTGCTGCTGAATTCCGTGATCTGTGCAACGGCAGTCAGCACGGATGAAATTTCCTGCTTGATTACCGTGCCTTTGACTTTGACTTTTGCCATTGCTCAGCCCTTTCATTTAGCGCCCGTTGCGGGCGATTTCTTTCTGGAGTTGTTTGTCTGCCCGTGCCTGCATCAGTGCTGGCAGTTTGCCTGCTGCACGGCGAAACGCTAGCGATGCAAGCCCTGCTTGCTGTGCTGGCATTACGCCGGTTGGTTGCAGTACTCTGCCAGGCCTTGCGACTCCTGGCGCTGATCGCTTCTGTCCCCGGTACCGTTTCTTTGTTCCCATAATCCACCAGTGCACATTAGGTGCACCGATTCCAACGCCCCGCCCCACTCGTGACGGCGCGTTGTTCTTAGGCTGCTTGCTCCTGCCCCTGCCGACGTGCACACCGACTTTTGCGGTAACTCGCTTTGAGCCCTTAACAATGTGCCGGATTGCCTTGCGTGCTTCCTTCACTTTTGGTGAAAGCTCTCGCCGCATTTCCTTTGCTATCTCATTCACCGCCGCACGGAGTGCAGCCTTGACTATTCTGCGGCCGCTGTTCGTCTCCATCTCCCGGAACAGTCGCGTTAGCTCCTGCAATCCTTCAATGGTTACGTCATCAGCCATAACGCATTTCCTCGCCTCGCACGTCAAACCCGTTCGGCGTGGTCACGTCAAACGCGATGCTGCCGTCCTTGCGAGTCTTGATGCGGTATTGAGTTTTTGCGGTGTCGCTCCAGTCCCACGGCGATTGGCCGTAGTCCATTGATTCAACCGTGTACGTGTAGCTTGTGCCGTTGATCGTGCGTGCGATGATGTCGCCGATTGCAGGCGTGCCCAACGTGTAGGATGCGACGGGGATCAACCAATCGGCATAATCCACGGTCGCTTCTGTATCCTCACCCAACGGGGCTTTCTGCGTCGTGCCTTGAACTGCATTGCTCACCGTGATGGTGGTTGCACCGCGCGAAACGGTGACGGGTACGCCCGCCGCCGTTCGCGTGAGTGCAAGTCCTGCAGTGATTGCTGATTCAAGCAGCGACACGATTCAGCCTCATCAGGTTTCAAGTGCTTCGGTACTCAGAATCGCGTCAGTGACGATGATTGGCACGCCGAAGGCTTCCTGCGGAAATGGTGCCGGTGCACCGGTCGCATTGGTTGCAGTTCTGGAGATCTGCAACTGCTTCAGGCTGCGGCGATTCATCGCCAGCACGGTTGGCTGCCGTCCTGCCGGGAACTGGCTGAGCAGGTCTGCAATAAGGTCGTCTGTGAGCCCCTTGCCGCTGTCTGCGGTCAGGTTGGCAATACGACCAACTGAGTAGGCTCCGCCCATCTGCAGACCGAGCCAGACTGATGCAGGCGTGTAATAGGCTGGGTAGTAACCCGTTGCCCCTGGCACACGCTGAATCATTGATTCGCCGATCTGGATTTCCGGCTGTGTAACCATAGCCACGTCATCAGTGCCGAGGCGGATGGCGTACACGCTTGATGCTGTGTCGGCTGTTGTGCCGCCTGCGTCAATCACCATCGTGTCGGCGAGGGCATCGAGGTAGGCGGAGTTCATGAACCCCGAGAACCCGTTGGCGTCGCCGCCGGTGCCAGTGCCGTAGAACACCTGCTTTTCAGCCTTGAACAGGATCGCTGCAAGGTGCCGTGCGCCCTCGCGGGCAATCACCTGCTCCGGTGTGCTCTGGCTGTCGCCCTCAGCGGATGCCACATCGACCGAAAAGCCGAAGTCGGCAATCTTGAGATTGACGGTTACCACAGTGTCTTCGCTGTGGTCGTTCTCGCGTCCGTCGTTTTCTGAACGGAAACCAACGGTAGGGGCTCCAGTGACCTTGCGGTACTTGTGCACCGTGTTGGAGCCACTCGGGTTGATGCGAGGCATTCTCGCCACAACTGGCGAGTCCTGCAGCAGGTCGCTGGTGCTGGTCTGAGCAACGTCAAACGCGCCCGCAACCAAATCAGCAACGGTCAAGTAATCGTTAGCCATTGGTCAAAACTCCTTCAGTTGCGGCTTGCGCCATTGATGCGGATTCGGCTTTGGAATCCTTCCGACAGGTTACGCGCCTGCGGTTTCTCGTTCGTTGTGCCATCGCCGAATTGCTCCGGCTGTGACTCGCCCAGGTCAACGGCTGCAATGCGGGCTTGCAGGTCGTCACGTTCGGCGGTGAGTGCCTCGACTTCTGCCCGCAGTGCGGACAATTGCAAGCTCTGGCAATCCTCAAAACTTCTGCCGGCCGCAAACCACTCGCCGCCCTGCGCGCCGAACGCGGTGATATACCGCTGCAGTTCAGCACTGAAGGTTTCGCGGGTCACTTCAGGGGCTGCCGGAACTTCCGGCGCTTCAACGGCGTCTGCCATTGGTTCTGCCTCCTTAACGAGTGACAGGTTGTGACGAGACAAGAAACGAGAGACGGCCGCTTTAATGCGGTCACCATCTACGCTTAACGCCTGCAATGTTGGCCGCTCGTCTGACAGACCAAAGGCGAATTCAAAGAGCCCTTCCGCGTCCTGTGCAATCTGCTGCTCACGATGGAACAGCCCGTCAGGATTAGCGGCCGGGGAATCCACAACGTCCGCCGCTCGCAATTGCTGCAGCCGTGCGTGTGGGTAGTTGTTTTTGTTGTCTTCGTCGGGGCTCACGAATCGGCCGCCCTGCGTGTTCTCGAGTGTGTGCAGTTCGCTGGCTGCAATGTCGTGATCGAAAACAATGCTGATTCCGAAATCCTCCGGCGCGTCCTCAGCCAGTTGCATGACGTAGTCCGCAAGGTTGCCGTCTGGCGTCTTAGTTGCACTCTCCTGAAAGTGCAGGTCACCCAGCACCTGATCCCCCTCCGTGCGGAGGTTGTGCACCTTGCCAAGGTACGTGCCGAGCCCGTCGCTGCTCAGTCCGGGATGAGTGAAACGGGCTTTGAGTCCTGTGTGTTTCGCATTGCCTGCGGCAGTCACGTCTGACAGGAAATCGGCGTCAACCCAAAGGTCATGCCCGAGCGCTTCCCCGCGTGTGATGATTGACGCGCCGCTGATAACGCCGAACCCATACATGCCGCCTTCGCGGTCAATCTCGCTGGCGTTTGCGGTTGCTGTGCGTGCGCGGAAATACTTTAGCGGGAGGTCAATCACGCTCATGCTCTGCCCCTCGTGTTTCGGTCTTGCGTGTCGTCTGCCACGGTCTCAACCGGC